GTAGGGAACGCGGTGTTAATAAAAAATGAAATACCCTTGCTACTAAAGGGTTTTAGCGGTCTTGCTTGCTGGAATTACATCTGCGACAACAAGCAGCCAGGTTGGTTGGCTCAAGTCGCAGGTCAGCGTTGGCCGATACCGGCACGAGATGGTCGACGGTTGCGTCGAATCCAATAAGTTTTTTCGAACATAGATAACAAGTCCAATGATCGCGGTTCAGGATAGTCAGCCGAACCTTGCGCCATTCGTAGTCATAAGCCTGAGCGTTCTTTGCTAGTCGGCGAGCGGTGCGTGGTATCTCGCAGGCTGGACAGCGTGAACCATTCGTTGGAATCCCACAACCTAAGCATGGAACTTTACTCATCAGCTGAGTCGTCATCCTCATCAACATCAGGCGATGGATGGAAGTCAATCTGGAATGGTTCAGTGCTGGTCGCTTCGTAAGTCTTTGAATAGAGTTCGAATGCGGTTTCACTCATGCGCTTGAGTACCGACTCAATGCCGTCGAGTGTTGGGTTGCGGTTGTCATCATCGAGTTCAACCATGATGTCATCGACTGTGATTGTGATTCTCATTGTTTGTCCAACCGTTCGTCAAGTAATGCGTCAACGATTGCCATGAACTGTGGGCGGTTCAGGCAGGTCTTAAGAGTCTGGACAAGGTAGCTGAGTGCTTCATCGATGTCTGCAATGGTGTCGCTTTCGGCGACTTTAATTCCAGCCATGACTACTCCAACAACACTCCACAAATGACAAGAACCCTGACCGATTGTCGGCAGGGTTCAAATTGTTTTCAGGCACTCGATTAGTGCTAAGCACTAGCGTATCACATGGCTTGGACATTTTTTGTCAAATCGCTTCTGAGCGATAGTTGGTTGTGAACTCGTTGAAGTTGAACAGTTGCCCTTTGCGTTCGATGCCGAAACTTTTTGCCACTCGACGAGCATGGCGTTCACTGATGCCAACCCAAACTGCGATGCTTTCGATGTCGAGCCAAGCCACTCGGTTCGGATCACTCATTGCCACTGCCACTAGTCGTGCCGGTGTCCAATGTGTCTTACATCGTGAACAGGTCAATGATTCGGTCAGGTCATTGGATTCCACTGCCAGCATCTTGTTGCAATACTTGTCGGCTTCATCTGGGTGTGGACTTGGGCAGGCGATGCGGCGAACTGGGTCGCGTTGAGTTCGGCTGGCGACTTGGCCTTGCTTGTGCAGGGCAAGGATTTCTGAGCAGTAATCGCCAACCCAAGGCTGGTCGAGTGTCCAGTTCAAGTGCGCTAGGTGGAATGCGACTGTTGCCCCTACTTCGTCAGCTGTTGGTTCGAGGTAGGCAGGTGGTGTGAGTTGGCGTTCCTCGCGAATTAGTTTCTCCCATTCCCAAAGCAGGTCGGTGATTGGTTTGCCAGTTATCCAGTCAAGGGCTGTGACATTGATGCCGATGACTGGTTCGCCTGTGTTTGTTCCTTGTCCACCTCGGGTTGGTGCGAGGTATTTGTGTGCTTCTTTGACTTGGGTTGGCAGTTCGGCAATGGATCGTTGCAGTTTTCCAGCACATCCTTTGCACAGGATTTGCTCGTCGGCGTTGCGGTTGCAGTTGGAACACTTCATCAGAAGGCAGGCCTTTCGGGGATTTCATAGGTGTATTGCGGTGGAAAGTATGTGGGCAGTTCGCTGGTGGCGAGAACTTTGTGTTGGTGGTCGGCGAGGATTAGTTGGCCGTCTGGGTTTGCGATGATTGCTCGCTGGCTTCGATAGGTAGCGTACCAAGTCGGACTGTCACGATGGATTGCGTAGGTTGACTGTTTCGGGTGGGTGATTCGGTAGATGAGTTCGTCAGCTGCGGTGAGTGGTTCGGGGTCGAGAATTGTTTCGAGTCCGTTGACGAGTAGTCGCCAGACTTTGCTTCCGCAGTTTCGGCATTTGGATGGCTGGGCGATGCGGTTGATTTGGGTCTGTTTGAAATAGGTAGGTCGGTCGCTCATTTTGCTACTTTCCTATCTCCCAAGTCCGCTTACCTCTACTTAGGAGAGGTAAGGCGTACCTATTTTTTTTAGGTAAGTCGAGGTAAGTGTAGGTAAGTCGATTCATTTTCATGCCAATTTCTCGTCAAAAGCACTCGGATGTGATGGCTCATAATGCTGTTTCAGGCTGGTTGTGCCGACCTGTTTTGCGATGATTTTGCCCTGCTGAACGCAATACTTGTATGCCTTCTCTTTGTAGTCTGTTCCGCCTGTCAGCTTCTCTTTTAGGTCTTTGGTGAGGATGCCAGGGTTGGCGGTTGTCAGTTTCACTATCTGGGCCATAATTCCTTCGATGGTGGCATCTGTCTTGGTAATGGCCTTGTCAACGCCTAGTGAGCGACTGTCGCTGTCGTAGGTCAAGAGGTGCTGTTCCATGTCCACATCGCGCCCATGCGCCTTGAGGAAGCGTTGTCCTTCGTCGTTCTTGGTCAGTATCCAGCGCACATCTGCCCAGTCGTCGAACCTTGATGCGCCTCTGGCTCGTTCGATGCCATGTTCTAAGGCTCGACCGGTGTGCGCTGCGACGATGAGGTTCTCAACATTGGCTTCGTATTTGATGACATCGAGTGTGTCGAGGAACAGGCCAACATCGCTGTTGCTGTTCTCGTCACCTGATCCGACGAATGCTCTGGCTAGTGGGTCAACTATCCAAGTTTGGGCATCGAAGTCGCGCAGGATGTTGATGACTTTGTCTTGAACATAGTCGCTGGTCATTGGCATTCGCAGTCCGCGCAGGTGGACTAACTTCACTCGGTCGGTGTTTTGGATTCCTACTTCTCTCATCCATTGGCGGTATTGCCTTGGCTCAACTTCGTAGTTGAAAATGACAATGTTGCGGTCGTGGTCGTTGATGCCGTATCTGCCGAGGAATGGCTGGTTGTCAGCTAGTGATTTGACGATGTTGTTGATGAGTGTGGTTTTGCCTGACTTGTATTCGGCGGTCAGTGTGATGTTGCCACCTGTGGGGAATAGTTCGTTGATGAGGTATTTGGCTTCCTCGTCGGGTTGTTGTAGTTCGATGGTGAGGTTTGGGTGGATTTCTGGGAGTTTGAACTTTGCCAGGTTGTCCTCATCGAGTAATAGTTGCCTCGCGGTCTTGCGCACTTTCTGGCTCTCGATCTCGTGCGCCAACAGCAGGCTGAACCGTTCTTGGTTCGGGTCGAGGATTTCGCCAGTGGCAGGGTCAATGTGTTCAGGCAGTTGTGGTTCGAATGGTTGAAGTGGCGGTACTGTCACGCCGTCGATTTGCTGATGCCCATAGCCTTGCGCCATTAGTTGCTTTCTGGCTTGCTGGAATGAACTCTGGCTGAGGTTGCCGAAGTTGATGAGCGTGAAGGCTGCGAACTTGCTGTATGGCGTTTCAGGGTCGAAGTCGGTGCTGGTGGTGAACACATAAAGGTTGTCGGCCTCGGTTCGACCGGTGCTTGCGCCGATGCCAATGTCTTTGCCTGGTCGAATCCACATTTGTTCCCCACCTGTTTTGCGCCATGCTTTTGTCCAGCCAAGTGGCAACAGGATGTTATCCCAACTCTCGCGCTGGTTGTAGTCATCGCCTGTGGATAGTGTGCCGTCGGTGTTGTGGTAGCGTTCGCGAACTTCTTGTGGCTCGTGCTTTGGCATTTGGTCTAGGGTCTTAAAGATGCGCAGGAACGCTTCGCGTTCCTCTGGCGTGATGACCGCTATCGTTTTGGGTGTGCCTGATAGGCGTTGCCATGATCCGCCGTCTGGGTGAATGTCGCCACTGGTCGGGGATACGACTACGAAGCCACCTTCGCCTCGGGTTTCGAATAGGACTTCTCGACCTGTTGATTCTGCCCCTGGTCGTTGGGCAAGTTTCTGATTGCCGGTGATTGGCTCAGTGCATCGATAAAGCCAGTGGTATCCGCCTGATGGCGTGATTTCGAAGTAGCCGTCACAGATACGATTCCACAATTCGCCAAGGCCACTGCTCTTGGCAATGTCCTCGGCTTCACTCACTAGGTCAGCTGCCACTGCTCGACCTTCGGCTTCAACCATTTCGAGGTTGCCACTGACTGCGCCAGTGATAATGCCAAGTCCTGTGTGACCGTTGCCGAACCATTCAATGACTTGTGGCAGGTCGGCTGGCTCGCTCTGGTAGTGTTTCCAGTTCTCTTGTGGCCGTTTGCCGACTGTCGCTGGCACAACACTGATTCCAGCCTGAGCGAACTCGATAGCCGCCAATAGGTGAACGCCGTTGTTCGCTGGTGCTGGTAGTTCGGTCATAGGTTCAGGCTTTCTATTAGTTTGACGAGTGCGAGAATTAGTGCGCCGTTCGTCAGTCCGTAGACAATTAGTGCGCGGTCAGGGTTCTTGATAAAGGCGTTGATGATGGCAATGAGTATGACTTGCGCGAGTATCCAGCCGAGGCAAAAGAATGACCAGAAATAGGCGTAGGTAATCACAGCCTTGCCCCTATCCATTGGATTACATTGACTGTCACCGCGTTGCCCATTTGTTTGTATCGGTTTGAATCCGCTTGGTCAGTTGTCCAGTTGTCTGGGAAGCCTTGCAACCGTTCACACTCAACTGGTGTTAGTCGGCGCACCACCGCTGGTTTGTCTACTTCTTGTATTGCTGGCACATTGCCACCGCCTGTTCCCCATCTCTGGATTACTGTTTGCATAATTTCGTCGTCATAAACACGCACATCGCCCACACGAGTGCCGTCGATGATCAAAACTCCTGGTGTGAATAACACTTGGTCATTCGCTGTTGCTATCGTCAAGCTGATTCCTTCGCTGAGGAGTGGGCCTTTGCCCCCCCCCTCTTTCCCTTCTCGGCCACGCATAAGCACTGGCTCTTGGATGATTAGGACTGTTGCCCTCGTGTCGCCACCGTTGTCGAAAGCGTTCAAGGTTGGCACTAGCCCCCCCCCAATCCATGTTTCAAAGTCGGTGTCATTCGCAGCCCTACGGCTCTTGACGAACCACAATGTCAGTCACATCCTTGAAATCCCTTTGTTTCAAAGTGCTGGTTGTGATGTCCATCTCGTAGTCACCAAAGCCACGCATTCGAGCAATTTGGTCGGGATAAACAATCGCATCGCGAGTTCGAAGCGCAGTCATTGTTGGTGCTACTGATCCGTCAGGGAAGTCGTAGAGTTCAAAGTTTCCAATTCTGCTACTTGCTCCAGTGCTGTCTGCAACTGCACCGGCAGTGTCTTGCCCCTGCGATTCGCTCTGCGAAGGATTCCCTGCGCTGCTTTCGCACTCAGTGAGTATTTGCTTGAAGGGTTCTGTTCCAAGACTTGCGACAATGAACACTCGACGACGACGCTGGGCGACTCCAAAGAATTGCGAATCAAGAACGCGCCATTCGATGTTGCTATACCCTGCGTCGGCCAACTCAGTGAGGAGTTGTCCGAAATCGCGACCTTGGTTGCTTGATAGAAGTCCTGGCACATTTTCCAAGATGATAGTTTTTGCTTCGACACTTTCTGCGAAAGCGAGTGCATCAAAGAAAAGTCCACTTCGTTTGCCAGCCAAGCCAGCTCTTTTTCCTGCAACAGATAAGTCCTGACAGGGGAATCCCCCAACAACAAGGTCAACATTTCCTCTGAGTCCGATTTCATTTGCCCACTCCTTCGCGGTTGTAACATCGTCATGCTTTGGCACATTCGGCCAATGCCGTTCTAAAATCTTGCGAGCGTTCTTGTCGATTTCAACCTGTCCGACACAGGTGTGACCTGATGCTTCAAGACCAAGGTCAAAGCCGCCGACACCGGCAAACAAGGAAACAAACCTCACTGCTCACCGCCTGGCAAGTCCAGACTGTCGATGAGGTCGAGTGTGTTCTGGTGATCCTCGCAAACTTTGTCTGTGCCATCGGTGTTGCGCTGTTCATGTTGTTCGAAACATAGGATTGAGATTTCGCGCTTGATGTAGTCGCGCTGCTCTTGGCGGATGGTGTTGAACACTCCGCCGAAGTCGATGAGGTTGTTGATTTGGTCAGTCATTAGTTGCTCAATTCTTTGCCGGTGAAAACATCGCTAACAATGTCGAGGAACGCTTGACCACTTGGGTCGAGGTGACTGATGGCATCGCGCCAGCCTTGGAAGTAGTCAGAATCAATGGTCGGCTTGTCGGTCACACCATCTAGGGCAATCTCGAGAACGAGTCGCAGGTCTTGAGCGAGCCAGAATCGGACTTCGCGCTCGATAGTGTTGGCGACACAGTTTCGGCAGGCTTTCACGAATGGCGGATGTTGATGTCCGCAATCGTTGTCCTGCTGGTAGGCATCGATGATGATTTGTTTCATTGTTTTGCTCATCGGGTTTCCTCTCGTAGTGGATGGCAGGCAGTGACTAACAAGGCACAGAGCCACTGCCTGCCGGAATGCCCACAACGCCACCCCTGACGAGTTGTGGGCAAGTCGGTTACTTCTTGGCAGCCAAACTGGCTAGGGCAGCGGCGATGGCTGGGTCGTTCACATCGGCTACGCCAGCGAGTGCTGACAGTGCCTCTGCCGATAGCCCACTGGCAACTGGTGCTGGTGCTGGTGTTGTGCCAACGAGTCCTGCGGTTGCCTGTGCGGCTAGGTAGGTGGTGGCCTTGGTTACAGCTGCGCTGTCGGTTGTCGCATCGTTGAGAATCCAAGGCGCGGATTTGCCTGGCTTGGCGATTCCTTGCCCGACTCGTGCCAATACTTGCGCACCGATGTTGGCTTTGAGGCTGGTGATGATTGCCTTGTTGAACAACAGAACATCTGAGTGTTCCTCGTTGGTGTCTAGGTCAACGACTGTTGCCTTGATTGCTTGGGTTTCACCCATCGCAGTTGTGATCGAGTCAATGAACTCGACTGGTGTGAAAATGCATAGGTGACCGTTAAGGTCTGCCATTTTCACATAGTCGCCACTGTTGGTGGCTGGTGGTGTGAAAGTCATGGTGACTTCCTTTCTTTGTTGTGTTGGGTTGTGCCACTAACGATTTGCTAGTGGTGGTTTGTGGGTTAAAGTTCCTCGTCATCTGGAGTGTCGGTTTCGACTTCCTCGCGTGAATAGAACTCGTTCTTTGCTTTGCGTTCTTGGTTGATTTCGTCAATGGTTTTCCAGCGTTCCCAGTCGAAGGGTTTCCCTGGTGCTTCCTCAGCTGCGTATTCCTGCCAAGGGTCTTGGTCGATGCTGTCGCGGTAGGCGCGAACCACTTGCGCTGAGATAACTAGGCCAGCGGTGATCCATACACCGGTAATCGCACCGAGTAGGAAAGAAACAACTTTCATTTGCCAGCACATCCTTTGGTTAGGTCGTCGCTGTCTGGCGTGTACCAAGGGCAGTAGTTGCACATTCTTGATGGCGTGGCTGGAATGATTGACCAGTTCTCTGGGTTGTCCTCAACATCGACTGCGGTCAGCAAGGTAATGAGGTCATCCATGCGACTCATCGCATCAAGGGCAATCTGCTCGTCGTAGTCACCGACCCACACATGAAGCCCTGAAAGCATTCCGCCTAGGGGATAGAACGCCAATGCCACTTGCTTTACTGTGTGACCTTGCTGTTCGAGTCCGTAGGCGTAGATGTGTAGCTGAACAATCTGTTGATGAGTTGGGCCTTCCAACTTGCGAGCCTTCATCGAGGTTGCGCCAACGCACTTGTGATCAATGACAATGCCGTTGGCTACATCGAATAGGTCAACCGTTCCCGATAGTCCAGGTCGAGCAGTGACTCGATGTTCCACCAAGAAGTCGCCGTCATCGGTTTCACCAAACGCTGTTGCCAGCCATTCGTGAATCGCCGTTCCGCTAATTGCAGGCCAAGGATCAGAGAACGAATTGACCTTCGGCACCTGAATCAACTTGTAAGACAACTTTCGAAGGCAAGGTTCGCCGACCTCACTTGGGCCGATGTTGACTTGCAGACTGCGTGGCTTGTTCGAATCGCTACTGCGAATGATTCGGGCAATGCGCTGCTCAAGTTGTTTCGCCGGTGTCGCTGGTGCTTTGAACTCAGGCATTGTCATCCTCGACTTGCCATTCCTCGATGTCGGGAATGCCTGGCTGGTCAACTGTCAGCGGTTCTAGTGGCATGACTGTCACCACTGCTCACCGCCGTCAAGCAACTGGAATCGGCGTGATTTTGATTTCACTTCAAGTAAGTCAATGACTTGTTGTGGTAGCACTTCGCGAGCCTTCTTAACATCGAAGCGCGAGGATTCAACGATTGTCCAGCGAACTGCTGGCGCACCATTGACAGTGCCGATGAGCGCATCACCCATCGCTGATTTGATTTGCTCGGCCAGAATGTCTGCCTGTTCTTGAAGTTCGCCAATCTCAGCTTTCAGGCGGCGTAGGCGTGAAATCAGGTCGGCAACGCCTGGGTCGAAGTCGATTTCCTCTGGGTTGATTTGAAGGCTCATGCTGATTCCTTTTCCTTTGCTGTGTTGACTCCTGCGTTGTAGGCGTGAACGACTGTGTTCATCCACGAAAGTTTGCTGTCCTTGAGTTCTTGCTCGAATTGAATGCGTGCCTTGACTTGGCCTGCGCTGAAGGTTTCGAGTTTGTCGGTGTACCACTGTGACCAGTAGGCACTTGTCTTGCGGTTCTCAATCCACCTGCCGAGGTAGATAGCGACCACTAGCGAGGTGATCCATGCGATTGTTGTCATTTGTTTTTTTCCTTTGCTTTTGTTCTGTTGGGTCTTTGATTTGAGGTTTGAATTGGCCATCCTGCTTTTTCAAAATGGCGATACCGGTCATAGGTTTTTGTTGAGATGCCGACATCCGCGCAAGCGCGGTCGAGTTTCATTCCTCGCGCCAGAAGCGAACGAACCGCATCCAACTTTGCTTGGCGAACCGCCGACTTCGACTGGTTTGGTTGTCGGCGTTCCTCGGGCAACTTGCCACCCCAGATGCCGTCACCAATGCGGTTGTCCAAGGCGAATTGCAGACAGTCCACTTGATGAGGACATTGACCGCAGATTGCTGTGGCGATGAAAGTGTCTTGCTCTCGAACACTTGGGTTGCGAATTGCTTCGGGAAACCAGGTGTCAGGGTTGAAGTCACTTTCGGCGCAGGCAGCGTCAGAGAAGTTCGGCAGGGTGAGGCTGAATTGTGTGAATGGGTCATTGCTCATCGACCCCTCAACAGTTCTGCCATGCGCCAGAGAGGCATCACTGCCCACCAGTCGCCGACTCGGGATGTGCCAACGCCGTTTGGCTTGACCACTAGGAACGCCTTAGTTGCCTGAGCGTTCGTTGCCTCAACTTCCAACTCGCGAAGCCATGCCGGTATTGCGTAGGTGCGCTGGTTCTTGATCTCGATGACGACATTGCGAATGCCAGTGACATCGCCTTTGTCTAGGACTCCGCGCAGTGGCGAACGGTCAGCATTAGGAAAGCCGTTGGCTTTCAGATAGTTGACGACCGCCGTTTCCGCAGCTGTACCTTTGGCGCGTTGCTTGCTCACTTCTTGCCTCGCAACTGGCTGAGTTCATAGGACAGGTCAGCGTTCTGACTGCGTAGGTGGCGAAGTTCTTGAAGGTAGTGGTTGAGGCGTTCGTGGTATTCCTTTTGCATCTTTTGTTTCTGCGAGTAATGGAAGGCACTTGCCAAAGCCCAAGTCAGCGCGAATGCGAGCAGGCTGCGGATTAGTAGTTCGTTGTAGGCACTCATTACGCACCACACCGATTACAAGTCCAACGCTTCTTGCGAGGCGACCATGTTGCTGGTGTCAGGCAGTCGCCACAGAGTTCTTGATTCGACACTACGCACCAAGCCGAACCGCACCACATACAAGGCAATCATTGCCATGAATAGGTGCTTGGGTTGCGAACTCAATGTGGTTCAAGTCAATGTGATTGCTGGCAACTGCCTGAAGCATTTTTGGATTCCAATGATTTGCCAAATCATCAAAGGTCAAGTTTTCTAGTCGCATTTTTTCAGACAATGCCAAACCTTCAGCCTTTGTGATTTTCTTGTTGAGTCGCTGGAACGCGGTCACTGTTTCAGTTGTTGTTTTCATTGTTCGGTTTCCTTTGCTTGAAGCGTGACCCCTTGGCCACATCCCTCAACTTAGTGCCTGTCAAATCGAAAGCGCAAGCGACTCGCCGAAATTGGGCAAAAAAAATAAACCCCTGAAACCATTACGATTTCAGGGGTTTTGTATTTAGTTATTAACTGGTGAGGCTGGCAGGAAAGGAATTAACCGCCAGCCTCAGCAGATTGGTTTGCTTCCGCGTAGGCACTTCCCAGACCTTTGCGGCAATTCCAGCCTAAGGCATGGGTGCGACTGTCAGATTGAATCCTCATCAGGTTGAGTGCATTCGAAAGCCCCTGCGAAGTAGGCTGCGCCGTCAACGAAATGGTCGCGATCTAAACTGGCAACACACCTAGCAAGTTTCACACCTGCCATACACAGTGCCACCTGATGCGGTTGGACTTCGATGCCAAGAATCACTGACCAGATTTTGGCAATGTTTGAATGGTTGGTTACGAAGTCGCCAGCCTTGCGGTTGCGGTCGCCACCTGTCAGCTCGATTGCTTCGTTAAGAATGTCAATTCGGTTCATGCGAGTCCTTCCAATGCCATCATAATCCCTTGTTCCAAACTTATTTTCGGAACATAAAACTTGAGCATAGTTTCAGGGTTGCCGACCCGATACGAAACACCGACAGGTTCAGTAGTTAAGTGTTCGACCGGCGCATCGTATCCACTAGCCTTCATCACCATGTCGGCCAACTGGTTGAAAGATGTTGCGCGACCACTGCAAAGGTTTGAAACCTCGACATCAGCATCAATGCCAGCCATGACTGCGCCAACAATGTCATCAATGTGAATGAAATCCCGAACCTGTTTGCCGTCACCCCACACTTGGAAAGGTGATTGTTTACCAATCCCACGCTTGATGAATGTTGGGAAAGGATAGTTCAAGTCTTGATCTGCGCCGTACCCTGAGAATGGTCGGAACACTGAAACTTTCAAGCCCTGTGTTCGGGCATGAGCTGCTAACATTTCGCCAGTAAGTTTTGCCCAACCATAGGTCAGGTCAGGGTTGCTGATGTTCGACAGGTCAATGTCGGATTCCCAAAGTCGAGTTTCCCAACCGTTTTGTTGAAGTCTTGTTGGGTACGCTGCCGAACTGCTGAAATAAACAATTCGCCCAGGCTTGTTGCGAACAGCCCAGCCGAACATTTCTGCATCGATAGACAGGTCAACTGCCAACGCCAGTGGCGAACCTTCAATCATTCGCCGACCACCAACAACTGCGGCGAGGTGAATGACTAGGTCAAACTTGGTGTCATCGGTTCGAAAGAAGTCTCGAGCATCGATGCCGTTGACAATGTCGATGCCGACAATGTCGTGATTTTGATTTGCGAAGTGTCGGTGGAATGCTCGACCAACGAAGCCAGCGTTGCCGGTGATGAGGATTTTCATACGCTCAGGCTTTCCACTAACTGACGATAGTCCTCGCTGTTGATGTAGTTTCCGAACATTCGTGCATCGGCGTTGTTGATTTCGTTTGAGTTCACTTCTTGATAGCCAGAATCCCATTCACTTTTGCCTGCGATTGGGTGCAAATGTTCGATGATGGTTTCGGGCAGGTAGCGAATGGCGTGCAAATCTTGCCCTAGTCGAAGCCAGAAGTTGTCTAGGTAAAGGTGCGCGAAGCCGTCAGGAATCATGCCGTTCAACTCTTTGACAATGTCGGCGGTCATGCCAACTGCGGTTGGTAGATTAGCTCCTTGCAGTAAGTCATCGCCATAGACAAGCCCTGTGCCTAATTCATCAAGATTTGTACGCCACACTTCATCCCAATGTTTGGTTCGTGGTCGGTGATCATCGCCAACAAAAATGAAATACTGCCAGTCCTTAACTGTTGCCAGTAGTCTTGCAGCGTTGTTCAGTGGGTCGGCCATGCCTTTTCGACCACGCTCAAAAGTCAGCACCTTGGTGAAGTTGTTTTCAAGCGACAGGTATTGGTCAAGTGTTTCGTCATCCTCGTCAACAACAACAAACAATCTTGACTTGGTATCGGTTTCGATAAACGATTGTTGCAACTCTTTGATGTTGTGAGGCCGATTCCTGCTCGGCACAATGATTGCGGTGTTCATCTTTGTTCTCCTGCTAGAACTACTAACTCTCGTCGTGGGTCGTAGCCGTCACCGACGACGAGGCTGACGATGCCTGTGGGTGATTCCAGTCCTCGACTGTTTCGCCACCAGGGTGAGCCACCGTCAAGGGCTGGTGTCTGTATCCATAGTCGTGGACCGACTTGGGCAACTTTGTAGTGATGGTAATGGGCGGAGATGAGCACATCGCATCCGCCGACTGGCGTTCTGCCAGTTGCTTGACCTTCCCACCATTTGGGCAAATCACGAGCCTGATGGCCATGCGTGAAACCAACCATTGTGCCACACAATTCCAAAGCGAGTGTGAGGCTGTCACGTTCCGGATACCTGAACTGCACATGAGCAAGGTCGGGATTCTCGGCACACGCATCCTGCACAGCTGACACGACTTCTATCTGCCATGAATCTACTGGATCAGTGAGAACGATTCTGTGTGGCTCATCGTGGTTGCCGGGCACTGTCGGGATGACGAGTTCATCGACTAGTGGTGCGAATGCTTTCACCCAGTTGAGCAGGATTCTGCGACCAATTCTGACTTGTTGTGTGACGGATAAGTCTGAGCGACCTAGGACTCCGCCTCGTTGACTGGTCGAACCTTCGATGCAGTCCCCGAGTTGAGGCAGTACGACTTGACCAATGTCACGACCAGTTTTGACCAATTCTTTGAACCGTAGCAGGGAAGCCTCAAGTGAGCGTTCCATACGACCAACAGTGCCAGCCGTACCGTCGCCAGCATCCTTGCCGTATTGAGTGTCCCCAACGCAAAACAAAGCCGACAGAGACCCGCTGTGGGGCTTCTGTCGGCTATTAGGCTTCCACTTACTCAACGACTGGATTAGGGCTTCAGCATCGCTCTGCAAGGCAGTGCTGACGGCTTTGGCAGGGGCAAGAC